ATATGTGCTGCCACTTGTTGAGTGAAAGTAACAAGTACGAGGTTGATTATCTGCTGCGATAAGTAGTGTTGCTGAAGTTGTTACTGTTACTGATTTTGAAATCATAAATGTTTCCTACTTTTCAGGCGGTATTGCATCAGTGCCAATATTTGGTGTTACCGAAGGTGCTACAAACTCGTTGCCACCATCATAAGGTTCACGATTCTCAATCTCTCGTGCTTCGTTAGGTGTCATCGTGCCTGAAAGAATCTGCAACTGCTGAGCCTTAACACGAGTCATCAAGTCTGCTCGCAAGAACTCTGACGCATTAAAACGAACCTGTTGCGTGATCGGTAACATTTCGCTGAACGCTGTTTCTAATCTACGAACCCAACCAAGCAAAGTGTATTGATAGAACGCTGAACCTACTGCTTCAAGATTTTGGTATGTCTGCGAGTCGCCACCTGTACCGATGATCAAGTGCAAAGGTATCCGATACACACGAGCGATATCACGAATAATAGATTCCTTGTGTTCTAACATTTGCATATCAGCAGCACTAGTTGTTATCGGTCGCCATTTCAAACCGCCTTGCAAAACTGCTGGCTTGCGATGTTTGTAATGTGACTCTTCCCACGAGTCACGAATCTGTCTTGCTTGATCGGGTGTAAGTGCGCCATCAGTTTCTAGAACCGATGATGGTGTTGCGCCTTCACCATAAAACTGTGCGAGGAATCTGTCCATCGCTAAACCCATACCGACTGTGTTTCTCATTGTGTCAATCGGTGAAACACCACGCACTTGATTTGGCAAGATTAGCCAGTGGATTGAGCGAATGTCTTTGCTTGAATACTGTTGTTTGCCTAACTCGTAAACCATTTCGCCTGTGTCGGTTTCAACTATTTTGCTGATCGCTTTCGGGTGAATGTTTCGCATCTCTAAAGGCAAACCGTTCGCACCTTTCGGCGCATAAATGTAAGCGTTGCCGTGTAGAGCAAGTGTGCACATTGTTTGGTGAACGAACTCAAACATATTTTGTCTATCGTTTGGGCGTTGTAGAACTGATGGTGTCGGTAGTTTTTCTATGCGACCACCACGAGTGCGAGTAAGTTCTAGAGGCATCGCAGCAACAGAATCGGCAAGAATAGTTACAGCAGAAATAACTGCACTGTGCGCTAACGCTGTGAGTTCAGTTACGATCTCGCCTGTATAGTTCGGGTAGTAAGGTCGTGCAGATATTTGATATGGGTCTATAGAAGTTGGCAAAGCACGCTGTTCAGACTTCCGAAACAAACTCATACTGTGAAGCCTCCAGCGACAATCAAAATTATTCCTGAAACAATAACACTAATCGGAACACTAAATGTTGCGATGCCACCGACAACAAGAATCGCACCAACAATTTCCATCGCTGTAGTTATGTTTTGTTTGTTTATCATTTCCAAATGTCCAATACTGAAGGTTGAATAACTGCTGACGCTCTTGTTGTTGCACGATCTAACGCCATAACCATAGCAATACACGCATCTATCTTACGCCTTGATTTACCTTTACTTAAACGCCAGCCAGTATCAGTCATTCGTTGCGCTGCTGACAAGACTTGATCTGTAAATGTTGGCGAGCCATCGTGCGCAACTTTGTTGCTAACAATCATTTCGTAGGCGTTACCGCACGCAGGTATCATTCGTGCAGCAGATTGACCGAACTCAACCATCGGTAAACCGTCATCGCTTAATGCTTCGGCGCTTCTTTGAAAGTATGCAGGGTCGTAGGCGAACTCTTGCACCTGATAAGTCTGATGAAGTTCACGCAAATACTTTTCAACATCAGCAACATCAACGCCTTCTAAACTTGGTTGCCAAATCTTTGCACGCACAACAACTTTCTCGCCTTGTGGTTGAGCGATAACTACGCCGATACTGTCGTGTTTTAGAGCCATATCAATACCAATCCACACAGGATTGTCTAGGTTAAGATCAAGATCGGACACGCATTGTTCCCAACCGCCTACAGGCAGCCACGATTCTTGAGAGCGCACCCACTGATTAAGTCGCCAACGGCGCATACCCATCTCGGAAGTTTGTTTAACAGCAACAGCAAGATCATCGGGGTCAAGAAGTTTCTCTGCAAGGTTAGGGTTCGCTATGCGCCACGCCTTGCGGTCATCAATGGCGCAATCTGTTGGCGCTTCCCACCACCAAAATCCGAACGAGTCATCATCAACCTCATTTGATGCAACTTGTTTGCCGTATTGATATAACTTGCCTGCGAGTGAATCTAAATCGTAGCCAGCAGTTGTGATACTGATTGTTAATGGTTCTATTCGTGCGCCTGAGCCTAAAGTCATTTGGTCGTAGAGGTCGTGGCTTGATTGTCCCCACAGTTCGTCAAACAGCACGAGCGATGGGTTTAGTCCAGCCTGACCCTTGAAGTCTGATGAGAGAACACGGAACACAGAACCAAAGCGTGGCATTTCAATCGCATCACGATAAATCTTTGACTCAGCATTCAGCAACGGACTATTAACAATCTGCTGTTTGGCTTCGTTAAAAATGATTCGTGCTTGTTGCCTGTCGTTTGCTACTGCGTAAACTTCTGAACCTGATTCGCCTGCAATCATTCCGTAAACACCAACAGCAGACAACATCAAAGACTTGCCCTGCTTACGAGGCAACCCGATAAGCGCACGCCGATAACGAAGCCTGCCTGTTACATCGTCACGCTCATACAGTGACCGCAACAACCATTTCTGCCAGTTAGTAAATCGTAAAGGCTCACCTGATCTAAAACCTTTCAGAACATTAAAATAGTTTTGAGCGAAATCAACTATTTCATCGCCATCAGTTGAAACATTTTTGCGTGCCGTATAGAACGCTGGTTTCCATTTATCTGCTGGTTGAACGCTTTTCGGCAATCCGTTTATGTAAGTCGCTGAACTCGTGCTTTGTTGTTTCACCTGTTCCTAACAATCCTCGCTCTGACGGGGTAAATCCCACTTGCCCCAACAGTGTAATGATTTGCCTATCTACTTCACGCAGGGCACGCCGTTCACGCCACAGATCAGAATTGTTGAGCAACTTGCGTCTCAACAGTTCTCGTTCATCTATTGCCTCACACAAAACTAAAACAATTTCAGTATCCATATTTTGTTTAAGCCAACTTGCGCCAGATTGCCAGATTTGATTCCATAATCGCAGCCCATACTCAGGTGCAATTTCTCGGTGCGGTTTCGGAATATGCGATGAAGCAAGCGTTGTAATCTCAGCCAGTGCCACAACCTCAGGCAGTTTACGCCCCGAAGGATTACCTATGCGCCGTTTACGCTCAACAGGCTTACGATTTGAACCGCCTGAACCTTTGCCACCCATTTACTTAGTATGGCACAAGATGATGCTGCTAACGAAGTTTCATTGTGCTTTAATCATCGCCAAGAACGGCTGAGCATCATATTTCGCAACTCGCCTACGCACAACAAGATTGCCATTGTCCTTAAGTTTCGTGCCATCTTCTAACTCAACAATCCAGAAGTAATCGTAAACAATTGGATTATTCCCCGATTTTAGAGAACCGCAAACCTCGTCTGTTTCAATGAGGCTCACAACAACTTTCCAGTTATGATCGTGCGCAATCCGATCACCAACCGAAAGATTCTTGACAGTTGGTTTTGCCAACGATTTCTTGTAATCCTGATAAGCGTTGTAAGCATCAGATGCTCGCTTAGCGATTTGTTTGCCTGAACCAAGACACCCGAAGCAACGATCACCGTCACGGGTGTTAAAAGAATATCTGCCCGAACCGTGACACCGTTTGCAGACTTGCATCGGGAATCCTTCTTTTGTAAAAAACTCGGTTTCTGTTTTCATCTTGTCCTCCTCTTGAACTTGATGACTTCAGCATATCAAAGTATCCAGCAAACTTTTAAATATTGCTCAAAAAAAACTAGTTTTGCTGCTGATGCCTACAGGAGTGGGGCACAGGGGAGTCCTGTAGATGCATATAGGAAAAATGGCTTTTATTTCCTTGATTCTATTGGGGTTTGATGGGCTTGTTGCCTCGTCTTGAGTTGCAAGATCGGTGGGCTGCTGCGAGTGGGCTGTTGGGGTCTGCTGGTATGAGATGGTCTGCGGTGAATGGGTCGTTGGGTTTCTTGCCTGCGCCACATATCCAGCAGGCAATCGCTGTGTCTCTGATTTGTTTTGCTCGCTTGCGATAATCGCCTTTGTAATGTGGGCGTTCAGGTTTTGGGTGTTGTTGATACCAGAGGGTTTGACAGTTGGTGCATCGTGTGGCGTTGCTTGTGAGCGTTCGGCAGTTGAGGCAGGGTCGTTGTATCGGCATTAGCCTTCCCAACCCAACACATTCCAGAACAGCCGTGTTCGTTCGGGTTGCGCTCTGATCGCTTGTTGCATCATTGAGAACGCTTTGGATTCATAGTGCAGGCATATTGGGAATGGTGCTGTTGATGGCAGAGGTTTAGCGAACAGAAGTGGTTGTTCTAATATCTGGCAATTGTTTGGCATTGTTTGCTTTGCCCAACGAGATTGTAGCCCTACTGCTACTGCTTTGATTTGAGAGTTTGGGAACGCTGTTGCTATGTTCTTAGCGAGCATACCTGAGCCTGCTGCGCACCATATTTCGTCAGGCTGACCTATTTGATTGCGTAATGTTTCTAGCATCGCTTGAAGTGGTGCTACTGCTGATTGTGTGTCAAAGCCGAGTGGTAGGAATAGTGCGCCTGTTTGTTGTGCGTAATCTCTGGCTCGTTTTTGTACGACATTCATATAGCCGTGTTGAACTAACTCTAGGTGTGCGCCATTGTTTTGCACTCGTTTCATACGAGGGTGTAGTTCTTTGCGCCAAGCGTAAAAGATTGTGATGCGCTTGCCTGTTTCTCTACCGATAACTGACAGCCCTACAGGTGCGCCTCCAGCGAACGGTGCGCCGAACACGATGTGATCTGCATCGCCTATGACATAGGGAAGGAATCTAACCTTTGTGCCTCCATCAATTAGATCATCTCTGACAGCAGAGAAGCCGTTGTGGTTGGTGACAATGAACGGTGTTGTGTTGTACTGTGCGCTCATATAAGTCGTGCAGCCTTGCCATAAATCCAGTCTTGCAATTGTTTGTTTACCACAGCGTCAATAACTAAATGTATGCGATCTTGTGAACCGTTGCGGTTTGATACAGCGTGAGGTTTTCTTGTATCCAGATACCAAAGGCTGCCTGTTTCTAAGTGTTTGGAAAGTTGTGTGCCGTTTAGTTGCCACGCTTGAAACAAACATTCTGGATTTGTTTGTATCGGAATATGTAAGCGAGCGATTCTACCGATTGTTGCGCCAGCCTCTTTGTCTGTTATATCTGCGTGTCTAGACAATCCTCCATCTGATGCCCTGACTTTCATAAATCTGATGCGTTGAGTTTCGCAGCCTAAGAGATTAAGCAAAGTTTGCACAGATGGAAACGCCGAGAACGCAGGTGTGTCCCTAACCTGATTGCTTAACAGCGAGGCGTTTTCCTCTTTCCATTTCTTAGACATCTCGGCAGGTTTAATAATAAAGTGTGGGTCATTAGTAAATCCTTTTAGGCTGATAGCACTCCAAGATTTGCGCAAGTTATATGAACTGTAATGATCTGACCAGCCTTTGTCAGGGCTTTGAAACAAATATGTTTCTAATTCTGTTTTGATCTGACCAATAATCTCAGGTGACGCAAAGTTCGGTGACAGCCGTTCCAATGTTGCGTGCTCAGAAGTTGCTAATGGTTCGTTTGTGCGAGATGGATATTTGTCGCCATAGAACAGTACAGATTTTAGTTCTGATGATGCAGATACTTTTGTGCCTAAGTCCTGAAAACCTAGCCTCTTAAGTTGATTAAGTTTATCTAAATCTTCTGTATGCGTTTCTATCCAGATTGTTTGACTGTTTAACGATTGCAGCCAAGTTTTTAACAGTTCATCTGACAATATGTTGGCAAATGTTAAATGTTTGATTACAAAATCGTGTTGTTGAATAAACAGTTGTCCTGTTGCAAATGTTGATTTGATGCTGTTGCGTTTTGCTTGTTTGCCGACCATAAAAGCGATAAGCGTTCTGTTGTCGGTATCAAATAGTTCGTAGCCTTCGCCTTGAACGATTGTTTGTGCAATCTCTGCTTCGTTAGGCGTACCAAATCTGCCAAAAGAGAACGGTTTGTAGCGATCAAACAAATTTGTGATTGCTTCAAGACGCTCTAATGGTATGCCCTGCTGCCAATCATTGTTCGCCATTGTTTAAGTCCTCTAACCACTGAGGCTCGTTGTCGTAACCCCACTCGCCTTCGCCTAATGTTTTAGTTGTTGCAAACGGGTCACCTTTTGCAAATATCAGAATGTTTTGGTGTATGCGTGCAATCTTGCGTGATGCGCCGAACATTCTACCGATTCGCATAGCCCACGAACCGCTTTGCTGCACATAGATACATTCGTTGTAATACTTCATACCTGCATCTTCAAACGCTTTAATTGTGTCGCCTACGAAGTTGCGGTAGTTGCCTTGCTCATCTCTAATTTCTGAAACTATCCAAACAGCAAACGAATTGTCAGCCAGCAGATTAACTGACCTTGTAATAATTTCGTTGTATGAGTCTAAGAATTGTTCGTATGTCGGGCAGTTTGACAAATCGTTTTCGTCATCTGAGTATTGTTCTAAATCAAAATAGGGTGGGCACGAAAATATTAAATTGATCGGTGTCTTGATGCTGCTCAAATCAATTGTTTTAGAATCGCCGTTAATCCATTCACAAGAACCTGCGCCTTGCCCTAGTTTAGTTTTCTGCTGATTGTTGGCTTCTACTTGTTCTGATCTGAGTTCAACACCGACATAATTCATTCCAAGATGGGCTGCAACGATGCCTCTTACAGAGCCTCCAGCGAACGGGTCAAATATCTGTCCGTTGTTCGGGCAATACCATCTGTAAGCGATCTCGCAGATAACAGGGTCAAATACTGATGTGCCGTTGTATTGGGGTTTATCTGAATTGGGGTATTCGTAGATTGCGCTGTTTGGCAAAGTTAGATTTTTGTCTCTGCCTGCGCTGTTTAAGATTGTTTCAGAAAACTTTAACAAGTTTTCGTTTCTGCCGACTTCTGATTCAATGCCTAGTTTTAGCCAATAATCACGCCGTTGTTTCCACCAACTTCTACGACAATCCATAATAGAGAACGGTGCGATTCCGAAACGCTGAGCGATAGCGCCTGTAAAAGTATTGGTTGCAAACTTGTCCTCAAGGTTCAACGGTTCTACAAACGAATTGTCGTTAATTAACAAATCAAGATCATCACCATCAAACAGTGAGCCAGATAAACCGATGTCTGTTGTTGCTAATTCTTTCAGCAATCGCTCTAACCCACCGTTGTTATACGAAGACAAATCTGTGCTGCGGTTATCGGCGAGCAAAATACGCAAAGCGTCATCGTCATCTTTGGTTTCAATAAATCCTACAGCGATTTGTGACCAGCCTAAAGATCTTGCTGCGAGCCAAGTGTGGTTGCCTGCAAGGATTTGGTTTGTGCGCCGATCAACAACTATAGGTCGGTATTGTCCGTGTGTTTTTAATGATTCAGAGATTGCGCCGATGTCGCCTTGTCGCACATTCTTGGGGTGCGCTTTGATGCTGTTAACATCTACTGTTGCAAAATCTATTTGTCTCTGTTCCATCTCAATCCTTTTCTATTGTGTATTTTGTCAGGCTTAAAACTATGAGCCTGCCTCCAGATGTTACACCTATCCAAGTAGGTGCGTCACTGTCACAAAGACAGCCGACAGTTCGTTTCGGGTCGGCTTGAAATGTGTGGTTGCAGTTATGGCAACGGATTTTCATTTGTTTTAGAGTTCTTGACCTTGCGACATCGCAACCTGAATACGAGAGACAGTAGATCGCAAAGCAACAACCTCTGTTCTCAGCAACTCATAGGCAACCCTTAATGCATCTCGTTCTTCACGCAAGCGATCTAACGCAACTTGCATATCATCTGTGCGTGCTTGCCAGTGTTGTACCTCTGCGTTTAATGAATCGCTCATTAGTTTTCTTCCTCGCTGTTGTGTTCTTCTTCCCATTCGCAATATGAGCAAGTGCCATCATCGTTGTTCCAGTTGGCGCACACGCATCTGCGGTAAGGGTTCACGCCTTTTGTTTCGTCATCAGTTTTTAACATTACTTTTCGCCCTTCTTCGTGTAATCTCGTTTTCTAAAGCCTCAACAGTTTCAAACAACTGCTCTGCCTCCACTTGCCCGACACTAAGCCTTCTTAAGAACGCTACAGCATTTTCTAAATCTTTGATTGTCATCAGTCCTCTTCATAAAATAAAGTCCCTGCGGTAGCAATACTTCCAACGCTCAAGAGGGGTTGAAAACGGTGGGTGCATACCACAGGGACACTTTGAGCCTATAGGCTGCGATCTCTTAAATACTTTTTCTTGTCACGCTGATACGACCACTGGTAAGCAACCAAGATCAGTGACCTTGTTGCTGCACCAAGTAGCGCACCCATAACAATCGCCCAAACAATCCAATCTGTTTGACTTACCTCATCAAATGGGCTTGCTGGCATAAAACCTATGATCAACAAAACTCCGACACCAGCCAGTGAACAGACTAACTTCATTTTTGAAGTCATCTCACCCATCATTTGCCTCCGATCTCATCAATGCTGTAATCAACTTTCTCTACCTTGCACAAGTGTACTCGTTGCTCATCAAGTGTGAGCATAGATTTTATAAACTCTTCTGCGCCTGTTGTTATGTCTGTGCCATTTGATGCGAGGCTTAACAAGTTCATAAGCCAACTGAGTGCCCCTTCTTCGTCAAAGCCTAACTCTGATTGATCGTCTGACCAGTCGTGCATCGCTACTACAAGCCTGATTTCAAATAAGGCTGTGTCGCCTGATGAAACTAGTTCTATGTGATCTAGTGAATGTTTTGTTACCTTCATTTTGCCTCCTCTAATTGTGCGATCTGGTTTAACATTCCTCTTGCTGCTTCTGCTTCTTGTTGCCATTGAAACGGTAGTGAGAAACGCTCGCACGCATCTTTCCAAGCCATCTCTGGCGTAGTAATCGTATCTAATTCGCCCCAATAATGTGCGATGTAATTCAACATATCTGACGCAATCGGCTCAGTAACTCTAAGGTGTTTTGCAAGCATAGCCAGATCAAGTGTTTGATATTTTGATTCGCCTGCCCAATAGCCTGCGTTTGCGTAAGCGTGCGATGGTACGCCGTTTTCGTCTGACATATGGATATCGCATAACAGTTTCAGTTGTGGAAACTGTTTAAGAATCTCTTCGTGAATGCAACCAGCGGAATCAAATACCCAACGGTTGTTCTTCGCTTGATACTTCACTTCGCCTGTTATAGCGAAGTATGCGTTGCTGTTTCCGTCACGATGTATTAGATCGGCTTTAACTTTGATTCGGTGTTTGAATCCGTTCCTGTAGAACACTTTGTTCCACTCTTTCGCTGCTAACAATTTCATTTTGCCTCCTCCATTGATGATGCCATTTCAAGCAGGCTGATCTCTGACGCTTTTGCTTGCCTGATTAGGTTAAGTATGTCGCCCATTACTTCGCTGTGTTCTGTTCCGCAATTGTTGTCAATAACTTCAAGGTTCGTGTATGCAAGGCGCAGCCCTGCAAGCACCTGAAGGTATTGCTTGTTGATATCAAGCATTTCCTCTTGGATATCTCTGTCTTCAACTGCGTTGATCATTTCTAATACCAGCCTTTGATGTGCGCTGGTTAATTGTTTTGTTGCTTTCATTTCTGTTCCTCCTCTTGGATTGGTTTAGTTTCGGCTTTCGCCTTGTGGGTGCTCAGGGCTTGAACCTGAGAGCCTGCCAGCCACCCGATCTTGTTACTTGTTATATGTTGTTAAGTCTTGAATCTTCTTAAAAAGATCGGCTCTTTGCTCGCCAGTCAAACCAGCCAAGTAAGCAAGGGTGTTGATCTCGTGTTCTAATTTCTTTGACTCTTGCACAGTTTCTTCAAAGCGCCTCGGGTTAATCCAACCGAGATCAAGGCTTAAACCTTGTGCAAGTCTTGCCTTTTCTGACTTGGCTGTAGAGATCAATTGAGCCAATGCTCGGTCAATATCTGTTCGGCTGTCTGCAAACCTGATGATTGCGTTGAACATTGAGTGGGCTGTTCTGCCTTCTGCTGTATCGTTTCCGCTTTCAATTCCTGCCAGAACTTGCTTTGCAAGGCTGTAACTGCTGTCGTGTTCGCCTGATACTAGGTTCAGGATATTTGTTTTTAACTGTTCCATTTCTAAGTCCTCCTCTTGACTTGAGATTTCTGACCTCATCAGTAGCGAAGTAATCGCTAGACGCTTAGCAGCGTTTCGGTCTAACTAATTATTGTAACTATTTGCTAACTCGTCTAACTTTTTGCAAAGATCATCAAGGTAATCAGAAGTTGTACCTGTTGTCTCATTTGATTGTGCAATGTTTTCAAGTTTGTTAATTACAGTATTGATTTCATTAACTAACTGCTTTGGCAATATCATTCTCATTTGAAGTCCTCCTCTTGAACTATCAGGCGTTTTGCTTGATGAATACACTTTATCCTCAGCCAGCGCAGTCGCCTCATTATTGCAATTACAAAAACGCTGTAAAACCCTTAATTGACATTGTTTTCAAAGATTTTCTAAAATAATTATTAGATCAGCCCGATCTAAGGCTGTTTCTGCCACGCCGACCAGCCCACCACATCAAACAGAACTTTTGCCATACGCAGATTTGTGAACGCATCAAGCAGAGGCTCTTGCTCGCAGATTTTGTATTGTTTACAAAATAATCCTGCGTAATGTTTATGAGATTGCAACCAATGAACACCGTTCAATTGCATCAAGCCAGTGTCCGACCGATGATTCCATTCAGTAACTTTTGTTATGTTACAAAACTTATCTACAGCGTCACCACCTCTACGATTCGGGCAACAGCCTGACTCACGAGCAGAAATCATTTTAACCATCGCTAAATCTTTTGCTAGCCAGCCAGCAGATAAAGCAACCTGATCAATCCACGAACAATCACCCCACATAAACTGTTTCGGGTAAACATAATTGGCTGCAACAACATCTATCGCATCAACACGCACAAGCCTATCCAGATCAACAGCAACACTTCTTAGACCATTAGGTGCGCTCGCAGCGTGCGCAATTCCACCCCACCAAATAAAACATACACAAATACCTAAAATAACTTTTTTCATATAACTCCGATTCACCTTGTCCTCCTTCTGAACGTGGTTGTTGGTTTATTAGTTTTCTTTGTTCTGTCCTTGACAGATCGTGGCGTAATCGCTCATCGTTCGCCTCAGTCGGCGTATGCCTCAACCTTATCACTTCTGCTGCTCTTGTTATTCATACACATATATTTTTATTTATATGTATGTGTATCAAGTAAGTAAGTCAGTTTTCTAAATCCCCCCATCGCACTGCCTCACTGCGATTCCCAACTCTTTTATTATTCGCCCCACACCACAATTACTTGCAGCGTGATCTACCCTCGTTACCGAGTGTCACCAACTACCCTGCGAACGGTTTAGGTCTATGAATATTCTTCTCGTTATCGGTAACAATTATTTTCTACAAATGCACCTTTTAACAACCCTGTACTGATGCCCTAAGTGAACTTCTGTATAGCAATCATCTAAAAGTGTTTTGTCTGCGAAGTTCCAGCGCTCGCCGTTATCCCAACCTTGACCTAAACAAATCTCACAGTTCTGAACCATCGCAGGAATCGTGTGCGAGTGCAACTGCCGAAACACTCGGTGCACTTCCTTAAGGCTCGGAAACTTTTCAAACTGTTCCATTATCAGTGGAATAATTTTGCGTGCATCTTCAACGCTTTGAAATGTCAGAAAGTCATCGCTAGTCCACGCACTTTTAACCGTGTTGCGTGCAATCTGGCTCGTAGGGAACAGACCACAAATGCGATCAATCATTCCTTCTATCTGTGCAGTGTTCACTATGCCTCCTCTTTAAGGTTTCTAAATATAGCCCAATGCGAGTCAACTTCCACAAACAATTCATTTTCACTATATTTTGTGTTTTTCTCTACTATCGGCGCAGCCATAAAGTCTGTACCGCTAATAAACAATGCGTGCGTGCGCTCGTGGTTCAACATCACAAACCAAGTTTCAACATTTGATTCAACAAACTTTCTTTTGCGTGCCGAGAAATGTATGTGATCAAATGGGAAGTGTTCGCCTCGCCAGTTGTGTTTAACCTCCACTTCAAAAGCAAACAACCTACTCCATCGCAAAGCCAAAATATCTATACCAAACTTGTCAGGATTCACAAACGATCTGTAGCCTTTACTGTTGAGCCACTCAACGATCTGATGCTTTGCCCAATCATCTTGATCGTAATGATCTTGACTAAAAACTTTACTCACGCTGTACCCTCATAAAAGTCGTGCATCGCAGGTCGCACCAACTCCTCCCACGTGCTCAACTTAATCATCACCAAACCCTCTTTACCCCAATCATCAGGCATCAAAATCGCTCGGGTAGGTTTACGCCTAGACCCATAATCTGCCTCGTTAGAACGCACCTGAGCGTCTATACGAAGCCACGCAGTGACTACAGCGCCTATCTGCTTACCTGCCTTGACCTCATTAGCAAACAAAACATCTTGCCAGTTTTCCTCATTAGCATCACCAAACTTGTTTGAAGGCGCAACACCCAAACGCTTACGAGCCACACGCTGCTTGCTTAAACCTTTTGTGCGAGATCGCTTACCTCTGGCTGTCGGGTCAGCGCAACCCTTAACACGCTTGTTGCCATCTTTAGAAGGTCTGCCAAGTGTCCCGAACTTCGGGCAATCTTTTAGCGTGCATTTTTCTTTGTTGCCTTGACAGTCACCCTTGCGCTCATCAGTCATCATCAGATTCTTTCTCACCGCAAACAGGTTTCTGCGGTACAACACATTTAATAAAACACGAACACAACCTTGCTCTCATTGCACCCTGTGCCTTTCATCTCTGATAACACGCCGTTCAGCAGGTGTCTTGCCACCATACATACCCCACTTGTCATCGGTATCAGGGAACGCTAAAACAAGTTCTAAACATTGTTGACTTACAGTACAGCGAGAGCAGATTGCTCTGGCATCATTCCAACCAGCATCGGTAATTGCTAACCCGATGCCAGTTGGAGGAAAGAAAACAGTGTGCTTAATACCACGACACGCAGCAGCCTCTCGCCAATGATCACGCTTCTCAACCATTAGAAAGGTTCTTCAGGTGCGCCAGTTTGCAGATTCATAATGTGCTTAATCAACTCTGAACCTTCCTTAGTTGTCAAAGTATTAAGACTTTGTTTACTAAACAATTCTTGAATCAACGGTGCAACATCGCCGTTCAACTTTTCTTTAGCCAACTTAGAAATCAAACCCTTCTGCTTATCTGAAACCAAACCAGTGATTGAAGTGACAGTTGCAGGCTTCGTAAACACTTCTTCAATCTGTTTAATAGTCATCGGACTTGCAGGGTGGTTTTGTTTTGCTTCTTGAATAGGTGCAGATGTTGTTACCGTTGCTGAATGTTCTCTGTCTTGTTTAGACCACAGGCTCAAACATATACCGAATCTCATCGCAGCATTACGCAAGAAGTCGCCGATCAATTCTTTTTCGTAATCAGGCTTGTTAAACTTCTCGCCAGCACGAGTTGTCATTATTGTTGCTGCTGTCCCTACACCTATCACGGTTTTGTTTAGCAAAGTTAAGTTGCCCCACATCGTAGCGACACCGTTTGATTCGTGAATCGCTGGTCTGCCATCAATCCAACCAGCAGGTTGCCAGTTCCACATCGGGTCAATTTCAATCAGGATTCGTGTGATCTCTGCGTGCCCAACAAAGTCAAGATTGACACCGTTCTTGGTTATCATTCCCACAATCTTTGGGTCAGGTGTTGCGTATTGTTCTAACACTGCTTTCAGCATTAGCGATTCTGTTTCATTACTCATTACTTAGCCTTCTTTCTGTGTGTTCTCATCACACGATAGGGATTACCTTGCTTCTCATATTGCTTAACTAACTCAGGTTGCTCACTCTTTAATCGGGTCATATCAAACGACATTTTGCCTGCCTGCTGCTTCCAAGAAACCACCTGCACACCGTTCACCAAACCGATCTCGTTGCCTTTCAACATTTGCGCAATAGCATCTTTGGCTTTTGTTTCCATCTCGGTCGCCTGCCTGCTCTGCTGTCTCGCATCTTCCAAAGCCACAAGCCAGTCAATCACCTGAGCATCAAGTTCAACACTTGTTGGCTCAACTTTATAGATTCGTGTAATGTCATCGGCAGAAAAATTGTTCAACTCCTCATCAGGCACAACACCTTGATCAATCCAATCACCAAACACTTCTGCCTCTAATCGCAGACTATCTATCGCCTCACGATTCTCAGGGCAGCAAA